GATAATAATTCTTAGTATTAATTCGGCAATCTGATTCTACTCCCCCCCAGTACCTGATACTACCCCCCAGTAGATTAATAGTGCTATGATTTTTCATATTCTTGTTAACCAGGTGTTGCCATGTCTCATACAATCCGTGATAAACAGAAACTGAAAGCGCGTGCCAGTAAGATTCAGGGCCAGGTCGTGGCGCTCAAGAAAATGCTCGACGAGCCGCACGAATGCGCTGCAGTTTTACAACAGATTGCTGCTATCCGTGGCGCGGTAAACGGTCTGATGCGGGAAGTGATTAAAGGTCATCTGACGGAACACATCGTTCACCAGGGGGATGAGCTAAAACGTGAAGAAGATCTGGATGTCGTTCTGAAGGTGCTGGATTCATATATCAAATAATTTATTAACGCGATTGTAAAACTGCCGTTTTTCCTCGTTTACAACGCGTGCGCTGGACATTACCATCCTCCTCTGCGATTTATCATCGCAACCAAACGACTCGGGGTGCCCTTCTGCGTGAAGGCTGAGAAATACCCGTATTTTCTCATTTAGTGTTTTTTGTGGTTCGGGGTTGCTTGTGGTTGTTTATGTATGTATTTGATAAACAATAAATTATCCTGTTTTCTTGTTTGTTGTTGTTCGTCGTTGTTCGTAGAGCTTCAACAAAATGTGTGGTCAGTTGTGTGGTCAGTTTTTTGAGGCTGGAGGACTGAAAAGAGGATCTGATAGTGGGAAAAGCACTAAACAAACTGAGCGATTCGACGTTAAAAAAATTGGCGGCTGTCCAGGCAGAAAAAGAGCGTTTTTACTCCGACGGGGGCGGGCTGGAGATTAAACACTCAAAGGGCGGCAAATTAACCTGGTATTTCCGGTACCGAACGGGAGGCCGTGAGGTTGCCGCAGAGCGGTTAAAGCTGGGGGCTTACCCTGAATTGTCGCTGAAAGCCGCAAGGGAAAAACGCACACTGTGCCGGGCATGGCTGGCTGAGGGTAAAAACCCCCGTTATGAGTTGTGCGCCACAGTACAGGAAGCACTAAAACCCGTTACGGTGAAGGAAGCGATTAACTACTGGCTGGAGGAATACGCGAAGGATAACCGCAAAGATTACATAAAGCTGGTGCAGCGTATGGATAAGCACATCATTTGCCATATTGGGGCAATTCCCCTTGATAAGTGTGATACAAGGCAGTGGATCGCATGTTTTGACCGCGTACGAAAAAAAGCACCAGTAGCAGCGGGCCATGTCATGCAGACATGCAAACAGGCGCTAAAGTTTTGCCGCAGGCGGCGCTACGCGTTTAGCAACGCCCTGGACGATTTGATCGTTACTGATGTGGGTAAGAGAGCAGAAATCCGCGAGAGAGTGCACAGCAACAGCGAACTAAAAGAAATTCTACGCGCTATTGATGGTGATGTGTTCGCTCCCTATTACAGTGCGTTAATGCGCTTGTTAATTGTGTTCGGGTGCAGAACGGCAGAGATCAGACTTTCAGAGATCAAAGAATGGGACCTGAAAGAAATGTTGTGGACAGTGCCAAAAGAGCACAGCAAAACGAAGGTAACAATATTCCGACCTATTCCTGATGGTATTTTGCCGTTCATTCAGAAGCTGGTGGAGCAAAACGCACACACTGGGTTATTACTCGGCGAACTGAAAAAAGATACCACGGTGGCGCAATATGGACGAAATGCGCATAAGCGGCTTAAGCAGGAACACTGGACGCTGCATGATTTCCGACACACGTTTACAACTATGCTGAATGATTTAGGTGTCGATCCGCATATCGTGGAGCACATCACAGCGCATCAGATGCCAGGTCAGCAAAAAACCTATAACCATTCACGCTATTTGCAGGCGAAACGGGACGCACTGAATCTATGGGTTGAGCGTCTTGATATGATTGCAGGATATAATGAAAATATTGTGATATTGAGAGGGATACAATGACGAAAAAAGTAAATAGTAAAAAAGATTTACCAAAGTCATTTGATTTAGGCAAATATGATTGCCTAGAAAACTTGTCGGATAAAGATCTATTTCGCCAATTATATTGGCGACAAGATGATTTAACAATGAAACATTCTGAGATGCCTGAATATGGATTTATGTTTGGTGCTGAATACCCGTTGCATAATAATTACGGGGATCCATTTGGAGAGCTGAAAGAAGACGATTGGTTTTGTGATAAACAAAAAGAATATGACCATAAAGTGCAACCGAAGTTAATTGAGCTAAGTTATGATGATGGAATTAAACCTGTAACAAGATTTGATATATCAATGATTAATAAACTGACTGCGGAAAGAGGATATTGGAAGGATAAACCAATCATCATAGATAATGAGATGGTTGGAAGTTTAATATCAGAAGATAATGGGATGTTTTGGGCTGTGATGCGTGAACCAGTGAATCTCCTTTCTGATACATTAGATAATATGCTTGTTTCTGTTGACTTACTACATAACAGAGATGATGAGTTGATTGAAGCGTTTACAAAACTATTACCAAAATGGCGTAGTGAACTTTCAATTGTTGAGCCAGACAAACCAATTGCAGGAAGTTGGGAGAGCATACGACGTAAAATTATTGATTATAAGATAATCCCATTAATTGACTTATTATCTTGGGAGTTGTCTACAGATAGAAAAATTTCATTAGGGGTGCTTGCCGTATCTTTGTATCCTGATGGTGAAAAGGACACCTTTGCTATTGCTCAGACTGTAAAACCCTTCTTAGAAAAAATAATGCGCAGCGATTCTTTAGAAAAAATAAGAAAAATTTTATCTAATGAAAATTAATCATGGAGAACGATAAATTAGAATAAAGTTTATTTTTCCAATATTGCACCAACTGCTATGGTAAATAAGATGCCCTTGTTCGGTTACGTTCGAGGGTGTTTTTATGAATCAAAATACACAATTTCAATCACTAACAGATCGCGTAATTCGTGAGGATGAATGTCGTAAGTTAACAGGCGTCAGCCGTACTACACGCTACGAACTGGAGAAGAAAGGGGGCTTTCCGTCTCGCCGTAATCTTGGGGGGCGTTCTGTAGGCTGGTTGCTTTCCGAAGTTATGGACTGGGTGCAAAGCCGTGACCGCGTTAATTCAGGTAAGGCAGCGTAAAGGGGAGCATATGACATATAAAACAAAGGCGACCGGGGGCGGTCGCCAATGGATACACACTAAACTTGAACGCATCGCCAACAATGCCACATTTGCGGCTGGTGGGCAATGTGATCAGTCAGATTTGGTTCGTTCCAAGGTTTGCAACGAGAGCTTTTTCCTGTGCTCTTTAAGGAATTTCTCAAGAGCAAACGAACAAGGTGCGAATCTTTCTGATTCATGTTCATGCGCTATATTTTTGCGTCGTCTCTTACGAGTTGGTGATGGTGTTTTGGTTGATTCTGTGTCGCTCATGGTGCTGTCCTGTAAAGCAATGCGCCTGCGTTCCTCAAACTATGGCGCTGATAGTGGCTATTCCTGCTCTTTGACCTTGCGTCGCTGGAGTTCTTCACGCGCGACGGTGACGAGTTGCCCGATCTCCTCGGCGGCTTTGACTCCGATTTTTTCCACCTGCGCTAGGGCATCGAGCGAAGAAACCAGGAGGTTTTCTCCGCTTCCTTCTGCCTGGCGGCGGGCGATTTCACCGCGCATGGCGGTTACTATGAATCCGGCGTTGCTTTCACCGTCCAGTTTTACGGATTCCATGCCTTCAATAACATCATGCGGGATCCGAGCTGTCAGTGATTGTGATTTTGCGTTTTTTGAACCTGTAGCCATCTGTAATCCTCTCAATGAAAGTGTAAGACAATATACACATAAAAAGTCTTACATAAAAGCATTGACATGTAAGCCACCTATAAATAAAGTTACTTACACCTTGTTAATGCAAGGTGCAGAAACGACGAAACCCCGCACTGTAGGAGCAGTAACGGGGCTTCTAACCACCAACGATAGCAAGATTATCGAGGCAGCTATGAGAAATCATACCATACACCCGCAAGGGCGGGACTCGTACAACCTGAATAAATACATCTGGCGTTTTATCGCCCTGAGCACCGCACAACCGCGCGTGATTCACATCGTGGCCACCAGCGAACAGGAAGCACGCCAGCAATCCCCGGCTGGCTGCGTGATGGTATTCGCCGCCCGTATTCGTCAGGGGGTGTGCCATGCCTGATATGTCAAATTACCAGTACCTGATTAATCCGCATTTTAACTGTGAGCATGATATTGCTAAAAAGATTTATTCCGCTGCGGATGGGGCTACTGACAATATATCAATGGCTGTTGCGTCAATTGGTAGCCTGATGTGGCATGCGTCAGAAAATGAGGACTATGACGAAAAGGCCATGCGCATTGATATGGGGAATATCGGTTTGTTACTGGCAATGCTTGGACATTTTGATATTTCGTTACGGTGCACCATTGAAAATGCCACAGATGCATTAAATGCTATAAAGAAAGCGAATACTGATTCAAATCGGGGATAAATAATCATGAGAACGTATTTATCTGGCTTGACTGCCAGCGGTTATGCACACCCCCAAATTATCCCCGGCGCTATTTATCTGGATAAGAACGGTAACAGAGTAACGGTAAAAGAACTGATGTTTGACCGTGTGTATTTTATCCGTGATGGCTATTCATTTCTTAGTTCGCTGAACGTGGAGATCTTTATTAGCAGATTCAGGCGGGAAATCCCGCTTTCCAGAAATAACCATGTGTCATGTATGGATGTTGATAAAAAACTACAGGAACTAAAAAACATGATTGCCGCGTGGAGAGAGCAGAAATGAAAAAAGCGCCAAATTTAAAACACCAGCCGCGTGACAAAATGACGGAAGTCATCATTTTTGCGGGTAGTGATGCGTGGGCACATGCGAAACAGTGGCAGGAACAGGACGGGCGACTGGCTGGCGATAACGTGCCACCTGTCTGGCTTGGAGAGCAACAACTTGCCGAACTGGACAACCTGCAAATCGTACCGGACGGACGCTATCGCGTGCGTCTCTATCAGGCGGGGTTATTGCGGCCGGGGCTTGTTAATACCATCGGGCAGAAACTGGCAGTGGCAGGTGTCAGGGATGCTGATTATTACCCTGAAGGAATGCACAGCCAGAAACGGGAGAACTGGCGCGAATATCTGGAACGTGAACGGGCAGAGCAGGCGGAAAAGAAAAAGGTAGTTGAACTGCCTGTAAAGAAAAAAGAGCGGGTAAAAGACGATAACGCGTCATCACTGGCGCTTAACCAGATGGGAGCAAGTCAACGCGGCGAAGTTCTCCTGGCACATTATGGCGGTGAACTGGCGATTCATGCTGACTCTGACACTGTTCACCATTACAACGGCGTTGTATGGGAGCCAGTACAGGATAAAGAATTACAGCGAGCTATGGCACAGATTTTCATTGATGCGGAGATCAGCTATTCGCAGAACGCCATTAAATCGGCGGTCGATACCATGAAGTTAAGTTTGCCTGTAATGGGGAATACAGCCCGTAACCTGATTGGATTCAGTAACGGGGTATTTGATACCAGAACAGGTAATTTTCGGGAGCATAACAAAAACGACTGGTTGTTAATTGCCAGTGAATTACCTTTCAGCCCACCAGCAGAGGGGGAAACGCTGGCAACACATGCGCCGAATTTCTGGAAGTGGTTACGCCGTTCGGTGGCTGAGAATGACCGCAAGGCGGATCGCGTACTGGCTGCATTATTCATGGTGCTGGCGAACCGGTACGACTGGCAGTTATTCATTGAGGTAACAGGTCCAGGGGGAAGTGGTAAAAGCGTGATGGCGGAGATTTGCACCATGCTGGCGGGTAAGGCCAACACAGTATCGGCAAGCATGAAGGCGCTGGAAGATGCAAGGGAACGCGCGTTAGTGGTTGGCTTTTCGCTGATTATCATGCCGGATATGACCCGCTACGCTGGTGATGGGGCAGGGATTAAGGCTATTACAGGCGGTGACAAGGTGGCAATTGACCCGAAACACAAAGCCCCCTACTCAACGCGTATTCCGGCAGTAGTGCTGGCGGTTAACAATAACGCCATGTCATTCAGTGACCGCAGCGGGGGGATCTCACGTCGTCGGGTGATATTCAATTTTTCGGAAGTTGTACCGGAGAACGAACGTGATCCAATGCTGGCGGAAAAAATAGAAGGTGAGCTGGCGGTAGTGATTCGCCATCTGCTTACACGGTTTGCTGACCAGGACGAAGCCAGACGCCTGTTATATGAGCAGCAGAAATCTGAAGAAGCACTGGCGATAAAGCGAGAGGGGGATTCGCTGGTGGACTTCTGCGGCTATCTCATGGCGTCGGTAATGTGTGATGGCCTGTTAGTGGGTAATGCTGAAATTGTGCCATTCAGCCCACGCAGGTATCTCTATCATGCCTATCTGGCTTATATGAGGGCACATGGGTTTGGTAAACCTGTAACACTGACGCGCTTCGGTAAAGATATGCCGGGGGCAATGGCGGAATATGGCAGGGAGTATATGAAACGGAAAACGAAGCACGGTTTGCGTTCAAACGTGACACTGACGGAGGAATCAGAAGACTGGATGCCATCATGTGTATCGGTCACTAATGACGATAGCAAAAATTAAACTTATGGAATAACTGTTCACCACTGTTCACCCCGTCATAAATGTCTTTTATATCATTATATTATAGGGTGAACAGTTATTTATGAACTGTTCACCAAACTATTCACTGTTCACCTTTTTGATTGTTTATTGAGCTGCAAGGGTGAACAGTGGTGAACAGTTGGTGAATAGTTTTTGTGAAACTGTTCACCCCTTAACATTATGAATTGAAAGAGAAAATAGCAAAAGGTGAACACGTGAAGGGTTAAAATACAAAAATTTTATTACAGCATGGAATATTAAGTTTTAGCCGACAGGTAGTTAGCCATAAGAGGATATTTGTCGCTTAGTATTACGTACATAACAGCAAACACTTTTCTGGTTTGCTGGATTAATAGATAAGCGCTATAAGTTAGTTAGTTTTGAAAAATTTATTGAATAACTCTAAGCTTTCAGGATGTATATATTGAGTAGGGTAACTGATACGTTGTGAGCGTCCAATTTTTATTGTGTTTTTTTTCGTCTTCCCAAAAAATAGATTCTTCCATGTTAAAATGTTTCCGTGATTATATTTATTGTCTTTTAATCGCTTTTCCAAATAACCATCTGTGATTTTATATTTATGTGGCGGTACATTCCTTGAGTGCTCAATTTTCCGTAATTCTACTTCTAGCATATCTATTAGCTCACCTTTAGGGGTTTTGAGTTGATAATTTAGTAAGCGGCAGTATCTGCGTAATTCCCATACAGTTCTATCTAATGTAATAATTTCAAACCCATTAGTATACATGACTTTTTGGAAGTATCTATTTGGTCCTTGGTCATTTAGATACTCTATGAAATATATGCTTTTATCACTCAGATCTAGTTTAATATATGGAATATCATTAATTTTTTTAATTCCTGCAACAAGATCATGTCCAATATTTTTAACAGGGATTCTATTAAAAATAAGAATGCATTTTATATATTTTTCAATTGCTTGTTGAGACATCCATAAAAATTGGAAAGGAAGATTGTTTTTAAAGCAAATACGAGCAGTTAGATAATCTTGATCAGCCATGTCTCTGAAAGATCTTTTAGCCGCATTATTCAGAAAAATTTTTTGAGTATCAGTAAGTTCCATTCTCTTCCTGTGTCAGTGGTTGCAAGTGATTAGAAGATACAAGACATGATAAAGATTATAAATCGATTTTTATGGTAAAAATATGTTTATTTACCACTTTTGTAGATCGATACTATGTATAGTTTAGTCAGTCAGAGGAAGTTGTTGTGAGTTGTATTAATGACCTGAACACAGGCGATATCAGAGGCGGTTCCGTTCATCTGGATGCGCAGACCGTTATGCGCCTTAAGCAGTACAGGATCGACCATATAAATCATCATCCTGACCAACCATTACCAGGTGTGGCGCAGATTGTCAGGCATGCCGTAAACGCCTGGCTTAATCAGAGTGGTTTTGCATCGGAGAGTGAGCAATGAATCACTGGTACACCATTAAGGCGGCGGATGTTCGCGGAGCGGCGGATATATCTATCTATGAGGAGATTGGCGGCTTCGGTGTTACTGCAAAGCAGTTCGCGGAAGACCTGAAAGCCCTTGGCGATGTTTCACATATCAATCTGAGGATCCATTCACCAGGTGGTGATGTGTTTGAAGGCATCGCCATCTATAACCTGCTACGGAATCATCCGGCAGACATTACGGTTTATATCGATGGTGTTGCGGCTTCAATGGCTTCGGTTGTCGCAATGGCTGGCGATCGTGTTGTTATGCCGGAGAACGCCATGATGATGATCCATAAGCCGTGGGGTATCTCTGGCGGAAATGCTGGCGATATGCGTGATTATGCTGATTTGCTGGATAAGGTGGAAACCGTGTTAATCCCTGCTTATGCCAGAAAAACGGGCAAATCAGCACAGGAAATTACCGCCATGCTGGAGGATGAAACCTGGATGGATGGGAAAGAATGCCTTAAGCACGGTTTTGCTGATGAATTGTTGCCATCCGTCAGAGCAATGGCGCGAATTGAATCGAAACGCACAGGAGATTTTTTACATATGCCGGAAACCATTAAAGGAATGATTACACCGCCACAGGGAGCGGCAAATATTGCTGGTAATGAACAGAAGCGCATCAATGGAATAAGTGAAGTGTTTAGCTTGTTCGGCAGTCGTTACGACGGGATCAAAATGGCGTGTCTGGAAGATGCATCATGTACACCGGAAATGGCCCGTGAAAAGCTGTTGAACGAGCTGGGGCGCGAGTCCACGCCATCCAATAAAAATACCTCGCCTCATATCTATGCCGGAAACGGAAACATAACAGGTGATGCAATTCGTCAGGGGCTTTATTCCCGTCTTGGGTATGAACGCCCTGAACGAGGCAACCCTTACGCGATGATGAGCCTTTTTGAAATGGCCCAGGCATCACTGGTTGATCGTGGTATCACTGTGAGCGGTTTTATTAATCGCTCGCAGGTTGTTAATGCGGCTTTTACACACAGCAGCAGCGATTTTTCTCATATTCTGGCTGGTGGCGCTGAGAAATCAGTACTGAAAGGCTGGCAGGACAGCGGCGAAACGTTCCAGAAATGGACGCGTACCGGTTCGCTTTCAAACTTTCATGAAGCAAAGCGCGTTGGTCTGAATGGTTTTTCAAAGCTGGATAAAGTACCGGAAGGCGCGGAATATAAATACATCACCACTAGCGATAAAGGTGTACCTATTGCGCTGGCCACGTACGGGAATATTTTTTCCGTTACCCGTCAGGCCATTATCAACGATGACCTGACCCAGTTAACTACAATCCCCATGGCGATGGGACGCGCAGCTGCCAGAACAGTTGGCAATCTGGTTTATCTCCTGTTAACCAGCAACGGCAAGTTTACGGATGGTAAAGCGTTATTCCATGCCGATCATAAAAATCTTATTGCGAAGGATATGGACATGGAGGGGCTTAACGAAGCCCGTAAGCTGATGCGCCTCCAGGAAGACGCTAACGGCGATTCGCTGAATATTACCCCCGCATTTGTCCTGGTCCCCGCCGCGCTGGAGTCTGCCGCACATCGCGCCATTCTGTCATCGTCATCACTCTTTCCGGTTGATGGCGTGGGCACTATCAATCAGAACCCCGGCATCATTAACGTGGTGAAAGATATGGCGGAGGTAATCGTTGAGCCACGTCTTGATAAAGCCAATAACAAGGAGTGGTATGTGGCAGCGGCGAAGGGTATGGACACGATAGAGGTCGCTTATCTTGATGGTATTGATACGCCATATCTTGAGGAGCAGGAGGGCTTTACTGTTGATGGCGTCGCCTGGAAGGTGCGCATAGATGCAGGTGTCGCGGCCCTCGACTATCGCGGATTACTGAAATCGAGTGGAGCATGACAACAAGGGCGGCGATAGCCGCCTTTTTTTACGGGTCCTCCCGGTGGGGTGGTCTGCCACGGGGCGGGAGCGGCGCGGAAAAAGGCTAGTTTTTGCATTTTCATTCGTCATCATCATCTTCATATTGTATTGAATTTTAAGCATTTTTATTTTTGGTATGTTAATTTTACTTGTTTTATGCTCAACATATAGCGCATTTTTTGACCTCTTCTGAAAGTTGTTCGCAAGATGCATGTTTAAAACATTCTGGAGCGGGTATGGATCGAGAACTGAAAAATCTGATGCTGAACATTAATCAACTGGCGGCGATAGCGGGAATATGTCGTCAGACTGCGGCGGCAAGGCTGAAAAACATCCAGCCAGCCGGAGGGCATGACAAGCTGAAACTCTATCGGGTGACTGACATTCTGACCTGTTTTCTTGATCTTCCCGTTCCGGCATCACTGGAAGAAATGGAGCCACATGACCGTAAGGCCTGGTATCAGTCCGAACGTGAACGCCTCAAGTTCGAACAGGAAACGGCGCAACTCATACCCGCCGATGATGTGCGAAAAGAGATGGCTATATGGGGGGAAATCGTAAGCGAGGAACTGGCAAAACTCCCCAATATTCTGGCACGTGATGCCGGGCTTAAACCGATGGCAGTAAACAGAGTGCAGTCAATTATTGACGATTTGTGTAATCAGATTATCAGCCGGATGGTAAAAAATGACGTAGTGAATGAGGTCGCAAAACAGGCATGATAATGACCGAATCTGAAATACTGCGATTAATCCGCTGTGCTGGTGGAATCAGCCAGTTGGCTGACGAACAGGCCGCGCAGCCGGATACAGTCACCGCTGAAAATTACGCGCGTGTGGTGGCTGAGGTGATGCGCCGTGACGGTATTGAGCTTAACGGCGTGGATATGCGCAACATACGAACCAGAGTTCTTGAGTTGCTGGCATACCGTCGCCGTTCTCAACAACGGAGGGAGAGCGCGAAAAATACTTACCAGTGGAGGAAGCCGGAGCACTTACGGCGGTAA